ATGACAACAGCGACAAAAAACAACCTCGCATCTGCTGCTAACGAATCCGAATTTGAACTGACCGTAACGCAGATACCCGACGAACAGCGTATCTGCTTCTGGCCGCAGTACTTTGGCTCTATCCCACAATGGATAACGCTGGAACCCCGCATTTTCGCCTGGATGGACCGCTTCTGTGACGAGTACAACAGTGGTATCTGGTCCTTTTACACGCTCAGCAATGGCGGCGCGTTTATGGCCCCTGATGCTGACGTTGACGATAAATGGCATCTGTTCAACGGTATGAACGGCAATGGCGCGGACATGAGTGCTGAAGCCGCAGGCATTGCTGTCTGCCTGATTGAATACAGCCATCACGCCTGCCGTACAGAGTGTGACGCAATGACCGCGCACTATTACCGCCTGCGGGACTATGCCCTGCAGCATTCTGAAGCCCACGCCATTTTGCGTATCATTGACTGACCGGAGGAGCAACGAATGAAACAGCTTTCCTTTTTACCCGGCGAGATAACGCCACAGGACCGGCGTCTCATTCAGCGGGCGCTCAGGGCTCTGGAGCGGCACCTGCATGAGCCTGGGGTAGCCTTCACCTCCACTCATGCCGTCCGGGAGTGGTTGCGGCTGCATATGGCCGCGCTTGAACGGGAAGAGTTCCGGGTGCTGTATCTGAACCAGCAGAACCAGTTGATTGCCCACGAAACCCTGTTTGCCGGTTCTATTAGCAGTACCGAGGTACATCCCCGCGAGGTGGTCAAGCGCGCTCTGTACTTCAACGCGGCAGCGGTAATACTGGCGCATAACCATCCTTCCGGCGAGACGACGCCCAGCCAGGCTGACAAAGCCCTCACGCAGCGACTGGTTCAGGTACTTCAACTGGTGGATATCCGTGTCCCTGACCATCTGATTGTCGGCGGCAGGCAAATCTATTCGTTCGCAGAACACGGTCTGCTGTGAGGTATTACATGAAAATTATCAGTAAACGCCGGGCAATGACGATATACCGCCAGCATCCTGAGTCCCGAATCTTTCGTTTCTGCACCGGCAAATACCAGTGGCACGGTAGCGTCTGCCATTACACCGGCAGGGACGTTCCGGATATCACAGGAGTCCTGGCGGTATACGCCGAACGCCGCCAGGACCGCGAGGGGCCTTATGCCTGCCTGATGAGCATCACCCTGAACTGACAATAAAGAGGTTATCAATGAGCAAAATCACATGGGGTCTGCAGCGTGATATCACGCCACGTCTGGGAGCCCGTCTGGTGCAGGAAGGCAACCGACTGCATTATCTGGCTGACCGGGCCAGCATGACCGGCAAGTTCAGTGACATCGAATACCGGAAGCTGGATGAAACATTCCCGCACTTTATCCGCCAGATGGAATCGATGCTGACCACTGGTGAACTCAGCACCCACCATGCCCACTGCGTTACCCTGTACCACAACGATTTAACCTGCGAAGCCGACACCCTTGGCAGTTGCGGCTACGTATACATCGCCATTTACCCCACTCAGCGTTAATTACCTTCACGAGAGCAAACATGAAAACTTTACCTGCAACAACTCAGCGGGCGGTGAAGCCCTGCCTGTCACCCGTGGCTGTCTGGCAAATGTTACTGACACGTCTGCTGGAACAGCACTATGGTCTGACAATAAACGACACGCCATTCTGCAATGAGGCTGTGATTAAGGAACACATCGATGCCGGTATCACCCTAGCCGATGCCGTGAATTTTCTGGTAGAAAAATACGAGCTGGTTCGTATAGACAGGAAGGGATTTAGCTGGCAGGAACAATCTCCTTATCTCCGGGCTGTAGACATTCTGCGAGCGCGGCAGGCAACTGGCTTGTTGCGGCAAAGCCGTAACAACGTAGTACGATGAACATTGCGTACAACCTTCCCGATTTACATTTCTGAACTTCCTCCCTTGTTTACCTATTGCGTAATGCGCCTGCTACTACCCGGCGGGCGCGTTATCTTTTTACGGACAAACAATCATGCAACCAGAAGTTGAAGTATTAACCGATCATAATGAGCTAATTTGTTCGAGCTTTATTGAACACATTGCCAACACATTAAATTTAGGAGTGGTGTAGACATGGACAACTAAACCTGCAGCCACGGATGTATAGTGAGCGAAGCCCTATCAGGCCTTTTTGGTCAGTAGATAAGATTGATCTTCGTTGATAGAATTTACTTACACCAGCTGTTACATGAAAATAATTTTTTGGTGGGAGAATGATAAGATCTTACGTAAGAATTTGATTTTAATGGTGCCGATAATAGGAGTCGAACCTACGACCTTCGCATTACGAATTAGTAGAATCACATTTAACTAGCTGTTTTACATATACATTGCCGCATTCACAATAAGTAACTTGATGGCACGTGATGTAAGAAAGTGGACTACGTTTTACCGTGTGCGACACAAAAATGGCACAACAATGCTCCAGACTTTCTCCTATAGGTTCCTATGCAGGATAAGCAGGCCACTCAACATCTGGCGCATTGCTTACATCCAGTCGGCGTAATTTAGTACGATACTCCCGCAACGCAGTGAGTTCTGCCAGTTCTGCATCGGCAATATCACCATCATCCTGTGCCTCAACAAGATTATTGATCCGGAGTGTCGCCACGGACATTCTGCTGGTGCGTTCAGCTTCGGCGGTCGCAACATAATCAATCACAGGTTCTGACACAACAGGATAGCCACTGTCATCAGGCTTAATGATTTTACCTTGCGCCTGCGCATCAAACAGCGCCTTATAATCAGAGTCAGAAACAGGAATTGCATCCTCAGGCCATCCCGCGCCAGATTCGTACTCACGCTTATCATCTACAGGGAAAAAACCCTGGCGCGAAGCGCTGTAATAATATCGCCACGACAATACCGGGTGCCCGGTATCATCGGGAATGATAATTTTCCCCGTTTCAACTCCCGCCTGCAAATGCTGATAATCCATATCAGTAACGGGTAAAACATCCACCGGCCATTCGGCAGGTATCTTATCTTCATCATCAGGAAGTGCAAAAAAAGCACGCCATGACGCGCTGTAATAATGTTGTGATTTCATATCAGTACCCGATTGCCAGATATTTACCGGAGCGAGGGTTATTATCACTCGCACCTTTTTGAAGCACCGCGCCAGAAGCTGAGTAACTCTGACTTCCTATTTGCTGTGAAGCGCCGCCATTGCCAGGGATGGGAATAACCATAAGGCACCCATTTTTAAACGCTTTGGGGAAAGTCACGCTAGTGCCTGCTCCTCCTGCAGCATCAGGTATGTTCCAGTCTCCAACACGGAACTGGAGCTGAGATGAAAAAGCATCCCACCACAACCCATTCCCGTCAGTAGACATGCCGTCTTTCATGAATGCATCCAGCCAGCCGCCCCATTTACTTCCTGTTAAATTACCGTCAGTAGCCAGAATGCAGGTGCTACCAACCTGGAGACTGGTTTCAGCTGTGAGCTTTCCTTTAAAGAAATTATTCCCCGGCGTCAGCGAGGCAATATCGTTGCCACCAACCTGAATAACCAGGTTGTTAGCGCCGCCAATTAGATTCACATCGCCATCACGCAATACGACCTTTGGTGCCTTAAGTGATTCAGCCGCGGCTACCTGTTTAACGTGATAAAAACTATCTGACGTCAGCGTTGCAACATCGTTACCGCCAACCTGAGTAACCAGGTTGTTTTTCCCGGAAATGAGGTTCACATCGCCAGGCCTGAGAATCACTTTTGGTGCACTCAAAGATTCAGCGGCAGCGACCTGTTTGACATGATAAAAATTTTCTGGCGTTAGCGTCGCAACATCTTTACCGTCAACCTGCATGACAAGATTATTTGGACCTGAGTAGAAAATAATATCCCCATCCCTGAAGATGTATTTTGGTGACTGAAGAACCTCACCTGCAGAGATAATTTTTTTATGAAAGAAGCTGCCCGCTTTTATTTCTGCAACAGGCTCCCCACTCACGGTAAAGACTAATGTCGTACCATCTGTAGAAGAGGTGAGGCTTATCTTTCCATCCCGTAAAGTTATAGAGGGTGCCTTCAGGCCACCAAACTCTGGAGAGTCGGTCTTTCCCAGACCAAGGTATGTGAGAATGTCGGCAATAGAGCTTTTACCGATAATGTCTCGGCCTACCTGAGTGAGGTCGGTTTGCGCAGCCTTATCTGTGTCAGTAAAATACGGGAGCTTATTTTCGCCAGTCGCAAGCCCGGCAAGCGCCGTCAACGTTGCATCAAGTGCCTGATAGTCCTTACCGAACGCAGCAGACATTTTGGTGATGAACCCGTTAAGGTCACCATCATCAAGCACGTCCAGCCCGCTTTTGTTGGCTGTGTACTGTGCAAGCGCTGCCGCAATAAAGCTGGCCTGGCGAAGTGCTTTATTTATCTGCGCGCTTGACGCTTTGCCAGCCGTGAAACCAGAGAGCAAAGCCGGAAGCGCTTCCCAGTCAGCCTGGGCCGTTACGTTAGCATTTGCTGCTGTCGCGAACGGTTTAAAGTTATTTGTTGCCATTATAGTAAAGTCCCCCATGCTCCTACATCGAACCCGCCGATGTATTCGTTATCCATATCAAACCCAAAGAATTTAGAGCCCTCGGATGGTGCTTCTACCGAAGGCGTTTCAACATCACCGGCCCATACGCCAGCAGCTTTAACGGTGAGATATCCCTGTTTGATAGCAGCTATCAGTTCGAGTGACACATCAGAAATATCAGTCTCGGGGAATACCCAGACCGATATCGTCATATCCTGGTTGTCGACGATCTGCATCTTCAGGCCTGAGCCTGCAGTCGCAGCGTCAAGGATGGGAGGCAGAGAATCGTTCCGGCCGTCCCAGTTGTTGATAGCGATTTTCGCTTTCAGAATGATGCGGTACGTCTCATCGCTTAGCGTCGTATAGCCAGAATCAGGATCATATGGCCCCTGCCAGATGCCCTGGTCATATCCAAGCCCGTCAGTGTCCCAGCTGAAATAAACGCCGCTAATTGGCTGGCTGACTATGCGACTGCGACCAATCCAGAGGCCGAGCATATCGAGCTGTACACCGACGGCTGTATCGACATCAAAAGCGCTCACCAGTCCCCTAGTAGCCGCAGTGATATCAATGAGTGGACGTGTACTCAGATCAACGTGATCAAAGAATCTGGGCTTAGTGGCGTGATAGTTGGTGATTAAGTCTGTGTACTTGCTCATGACGTCACCGTTAGAACAATATTTTCAGGCTTACAGGATGCTGACTCGTTGTATGCAATGTTGATATTTGCCGCCGCTACAGTTTCGGCTGATTTGCCAATTAGCAGCTCCTGAATATCGTAATAACGAGCACTACCACCACTGACCACGCCCAGGTTAGCCGGGGAGTAAATGCGGCTCAGCAGAACAGAATCACCGATCGTCAGCCCGTTGATGTAATCCGCGACGGCCTGCTGAATCTGTACGCCAATTTGCGACGTATAGCCGGTGAATGCCTTCAGTGTGATATGTCCATAAATCGGGACGTCAGTAGACCGCGAGAAGCGAATCACGTGCGGGTTGCCGTAGGTGTCCGGTACAGTTACAGAGGTTGTCCCGTAAGTTGCCGTTCCCTGCCCTTTGTTCCCCCGGATTGTCTGGGCTATCTCGGTAACATCACCTCCATCAACGATGGCGGAAATTGAGTGCGGCGGCAGCCCGTTGCTGTCGGTTGCTCCTGTGTCGTTCTCATAAAGCTTGTGACGCGTCACGCCATTAACATTAGCAATTGCGCCGTCGACGCCTTCAAACGGAGTGATTGATGGTAAGGCGACGCTTTGCCCCTGCCTAATGCGCAGCTCCGCGTCGGTTTCAGCAGGTGAACCGACTGTAGCCGCAGCAGGGTTGGTTACCGACACCCAGCCGCGAGTCGGTGTGTTAATGGTGGTGATAGTCCCGGCCATCGCCGCAACCGAACCGCTATTCGCACATGTCGCCGTCACCAGCACAGTACCATCAACGCCGATCGCTACACTTGCGGGAAAATTCCAGATAATGCCGTTTTTATCCCGTGCGGAGCCATTCGTGATAGTCGTACCCGCCGTACCGGTTAACAGAAGGTCAGCAGTAGAGTTTGTTGCTACTTTTCGCGTGATCCCGTTAATTTTCACATTGCTGCTAAGCGCTGCTGCCTGCGCTTTCGTCGGTGAAAACGAGTTGTAGATCTCGATTGCAGTATTGTTAGCGTCATGCACGGCAAGAGCCACCAGCGCGACCATTTGCCCATCTTTGCTGTCTGGTTCGAGGTAGGCATCACTACCGTAAATCTGCCTGAAATAGCTGGTCAGTGTATCGAGGATTGTCTGGTAATCAGGCGCACTAATCCCCTGGGCGGTTACCGTTGCCGATAGCCCCAGCGTGTCGAGGTTCAAAGCCATTTATGCCTCGCTTGTTACAGTCGTCTGGCCGTAGATTGTGTCAATGGAGGAAGTGAAAGTGACGCGGCGGCTGGTGCCGTCATAATTGGTATCGAAGGAAAGAATCGACAGAACGCCCGGCGTGTCCTGTATGCGTTCGCGTATAGCCAGGATGTAGACGTCTGATCGCTGTTTACCAAGCACCGACTGAACATACGGTGTGCCTTCCGTCAGATCGAGAAACCACTGACCGCGCCACAGTTCGAAACGGGTTTTTACGGCCTGGGCGACACACTCCGGACTGTCGATAAGGAAGGTGTCATCACCCTGCCCGAAAGTGTAATCGCCGTCAGCATCCTCTCGTCGGTATCGCATTATTGCGGCCCTCCAGTAGTTCCCCCGCCAGTCTGAACTCCGCCATGTTTATGCGTGGCGACACTGACACCAGAAGCTTTTACGTCATTCGTTACCGTCACCGGTCCGAGCATCGTCGCAGTACCGCCGCTTTCACCCATTCCCTGAGACAGGTTGCCGTTAATCGTTACGTTGCCGTTCAGCGTGATAGTCGGGGATGTGATTGTCGTTCCACCTTCAGCCGTAGCTGTAAGTTGGCCCGGTGTTTTAATGGTGATGTTATGTCCTGCGGCGACCTCTACGAACGCCGCGCCATCATCGGTTCGCAGCTGCGCGGCGCTGGTACTGATACCGCTGATTTTCTGTGCTTGCGACTGCGGGCCAACGATGGCGAACGCATCAGATAAGTCATGCTGGCGCGGGTCGACGGTCTCCTGAACGCCGCCGCTCTGCCACCAGAAATCGATGCAACGGTCGGCAAAGATCAGCAGGCACTCGTCCCCTTCTTTAACGGGAAAGGTCAGCGTGCAACCGCCTCCGCGCGGGAAGATGACAGGCACATCCACCAGCGGTTTTAATTCGGTGGAGCCATCGCCAACAATACCGCGAAGCGCCACCTCTACTGTGCAAGTAACAGTGTCAGGATCGAACGACTGAATGATGCCGGGCATCGCTACGCGTATCTGGGTAGACACCGAATCGGCAATGGCCTGGGCGGTCTGCTGCTCGCCGCCGATCTGTGATTGAGTTGGAATTGGCATAAAAACTCCATAAAAAAACCCGCTCGGCGGCGGGTTACTGATCAAACGTCAGGGTTTGAAGGCTGATTTGTCCGTGCTATTTATCTTCTTTGCAGCCTTGAATGTAGGTCTTGCTTAAAACTACGGTAACGTCGTGGTTTGTAGCGAGATACAGGCTGCCAAGAAAAAGCCGCAAGGCAATTTTTAGCTTCTCACGATAGGGGCCGGATACCTTTATGCCAAAATCAGAAACAACCATAAAATTTACTCCAGCAATAGGCAAAGAATTGCTCTCCGTAATCCAGGATAACATACCTGAGAGTGACTATAAAATACGCAGGCGAATCAGAACTGCTGACTCAATTAATGCGGTTGGCACGCTCGTCGACATAACTATCATCGTAGCCACGTCGTCACCAGCTTGTATAGCCATTGCATCCATCGCAAGAAAATGGATACAGACAAGATCATCCAAAAAAATAACAATGACCACAGAGAAAGGTAAAATCGAAGTAGAAAACCTGACGTCAAAAGAACTGATTGAAGTAATGGAGCAGTGCAAGAACATCAGCTTCAAAGAGGAATAACTTGGCGCGCCGGTCAACCCGGCGCTTTTTCTTTATACCTACTTCACCTTCACGCAGTCGTATGTTGCATACTGACGCGGCGCATCCATGCTGGCTTGCAGCCACTGAGCGTTGAGAATGGCTTTGCCGTTGCGCTTGATGTACTCAAGCCCGACCCAGCGACCGGGTTGATTAGTGGCAGCCATCCACTCCATCTTGATGTTATCCGGTTCCCCTTTGGTGCTACCACCAGAGCCGATTGGACTAATTTTTTGCGTCTCTGGTTTTGCGCCATTAATTCTGGCCCAACCATCAGCAGAAGACAGATCAATCGTATAAGGACCACAGACTGTTTTGTAATTCACGCCAAGCTTTTCATTACTGTGAACATTACTACTTTTCTCGTAGTCAGCCTTGGCTACGTCGTTCATTTTTTGATAGATGGCGGGTTGCTTCAGTGATAACTCATTTAGCTGTTTTACAAAATTTTCTCGTGAAACCTCTGCAAGCCCCATGGGTTTTATATCAATGACATAATCATCATAAATCTTTGATACAACAGCCGAAGAAGAAAGTTTCTTAGCTAAATCATTTACAAAGTTGAGATAATTTAGCTGAGAATTATCTCTTACATCGATAGCCCTAACTCCACCTGTGCCGTACTCATGATATGCAGCATAAAAAGCTGGTATATTCTCCGGCTTTTTATTGATTGCCTTAATCAACCCGTCAGGACCACAGGTCTCGCCACTCCAGTCAATTAGTGACTTCCCTTTAGATTTCCATGTCTGACAATCATCTGTCGATAAAATTACTATCGGCTGCCATCCTGGACGTCTTTTGTACTCAGCGTTCTGCGCGGAATTAAAGCCTGCACTCGCGCACCCGGATAAAAGCAACCCGGAAAGAAAAAGTGCGCTATATCGAATTCCGTTCTTATTTGTACCCACTTAATTTCCTCCTGAGCGAGCTATAGTAGACTGGCTAATCAGGTCACGAGCCCCACGCGCAAAGCACATCAGGTCCATGTACCACGCCTGACCTCTGGTGTCGCCAGTATAGTCGATAGCTTTGACGATATAAACGCCATCCGTCGCAATGCTGGCTGCCTGTGACGTTGTGCCTGTCAGCACACGGTTGCCGTTCTCTTCTGTTTCGGTGATGCGACCGGGCGACTGTGCGATTTCGCTATTGCCGAGCGCGGCGCGGTACACCGAAGCCTGATCGAGCTGGATAAGACCATTAATGCGGATGTTCGGGTTTATCAGGCACCGCACGTTTACGCCGCCGCCCATCGTTTGTTGCGGCATACCGATCAGGCCAGTATCGGCATTCAGCACGATGGCTTCGTGAATGTATTTATCCTCCGGCACCATCTGGACCTGACCATCCACCAGCTGCCATGTCGCTTTGCACTGCGCTGCAATATTATCCATCACGTTACGGGTGGATGAGTAAATCGCGCGGCCACGAGGAAACACGGTATCAGGAAAATCACCGGTAATGCCCTGTGTCACGCCAAACGCGTTGAAATCCTGCATCGTCGCCCGGTGCAGATCCGCAACGGTATAGCCAGCGGCAAGCGTGGTGATGGTGGTCGCATAGAGGAACGCTTCGTGATCACCAATGGCCTGAATCAACACCCAGGAATCCGTAATGTTGTCCTTCCCGGTGACGGTGAAGCGAATATCACCGTCAAAAATCAGGTCGTAGTTCTGACCGTTCACCTGTCCTATCTGGTCTGGTGAAATCTCCCGGGCGACGCCGACCTGGCTCGCATCAACATCCGGCGCTATACCGTCATACCCGGCAATTATGCGAACTTTGGCAAACTCCTGCCCCAGTATCTTGTTCGTGGTATCAGTCGAAAGGTTGTAAATTTTCACGTTTGCCACGCGCGGCCAGCGTGTATCTGCCCACTCGATCTGGAACGTGACCTTAAAATCTGACAGAGAAACGCCCTGCCCGTTCTGGTCCAACAGCTGCAACTCAAAATGGCGCATCCAGTTAAGAGACATTTCTACTCCTGTACGAAAATGAGGTGGCTGTATGTGCCGAGGTTGGTTTTGGTGGGCTCGTCTGGTGCGCCCTTATCGGTCGCCACCACCAGCGCGCCATCAATGCCAAGCTGTGGATATTGTCGCAAAAGGTTCACGCCGGTCAGTAGAGGTACGCCAGAGAGAAGCGCAGCACCGCCGCTATCCATCACGTCCATAATCCAGCCAGCCGCATCACGCCAGATGATCCTGAGCGTATACGTGGTATTGCCCAGCAAAACGCGGAACTGCTGATTGTCAGGAGAAAGCGGTATTTCGTTAAACTGCATATCATCCCCCGAATGCTGATGTAACGCTTCCGCCAAGCTGGCTCAGCAATGATTCGTTTGGCGGTGTAGTGGATTTCGTCCCGGAATTCTGAACCGCCGACGTGCTGACGCCATCCTGCATATCTGATTTATCTGCAACGCTAACGCTCTGCGTTTGCGACATGATCACTTCACGCAGGGTTAGCGTGCAGTTCAGCACGTTCTCGCTGGTTTTGTCCGTTGTCACCTCAATGGCGCGCACCAGCATATTGCTGTACACCCGCTTTCCGGTCACCACATCGAACGGCACCCGAGAGGACTGGAGATCCAGCAGTTGCTGATAGGTCTCTTTGGGGCTCAGTCCGGCGCTGAGGCCGATTGAAGATGTATCAATGAAGTCCAGCAACGAACCGCCACCAGCGAAACCACATTCCATTGTGACTTCGCTGGGACGCTTATACGCATGATCTGCAATGAAACCCGAGGCGCTATTCGTTGTTGGCTTCTCCACCGGGTGCTCAGTAATTTCGAGTGCATCAGAATGCTTTTCGGAGACGACCACGCTGGGAATTAATATGCCAATTCGCCGGGATTGCTGGCGAAAAATAGCGGAGAGAATATCCATTAGCTCGGCACCGTTCGAAGTTGTTGAGTTAGTTGTGAATTAACGTTCTTCTGCCGCTCAACTGTGATATTGGCAGCCTCACGTGGATCAGATACACCGTGAATATTAATAACCGTTTCTTGCTGTATGTTTTGTGAAGCACCGCCACCAGCGGCCATACGAACCAATTCACTTGGGTAAGGGTTTCTCCCGTTCTCATGATGGATAATTCCATTCATCAGAGAGGACATTACCTGCGGATCTTTAAGGTTGAGAATGGCATCAGGAGCCACACCCATCATTTTCGATAACTGAGCAATGTAAGCACCGGTATTATTTTCATTCCCCGGTGCCCACGTAGAGATTATATCGTTAAGGGTTTGCAGCGGCTTGCCTGTCGTCTTACCTTCAAAGTAGCGCATTAATTGTCGGGAAAGCGCTTTCAGGCCATCATAGGCAGTTTCAAACCGGGCGAACCTGCCGCCAGGCCTTTCGAGCGTCGCCCCAGATTGCCCACGAAAGTCGATATTACCGGGGTTATTATTTCTAATACCTCGTGGAGCTTTAGCAGACTGGGCATGTTGGTCAGGCTCATCATCACCAAACCACCCGCGAATGGTTCTGCCTACGCTGCGCGGGTCAAATCCCAGATTCTCCTTAACCCAGTCAGCGCTTCTGTTGGCGCTATCCTCTACTGCCGGTGTGGCACTCGGTTGCCCGCTGCCCTGATTTAGCAGCTGTTTGCCTATACTAGCGGCCTGCGCCCAGTTGCCATCTTTTATGGCATTCAGCAAATCAGCGATCATGTTCAGCATCTTGCCGAACTCACCCATTTGCGAAATGAAGTTGCTAAAATCCCACTTTAGGGACCATGACTTGGGGTCAATACCGAGCAACTTAGCCAGCGCTTTTGTCAGGTCCGTAACAGTCTTTTTCAGGTCACCAATCATTTTGACGGCCTGATCAATTTCAGTCTTCCATTTCCCCCAGTCAATCAGGCTTTTGCCACCCTCTTTCCACGTCTGGTAATCGTCGTACAGCAATCCGATCGCCAGAATCAGCGTGGTGATAATTCCAATCGGGGATTTCAGGAACGCAGAATTAAGCAAACGCCATGCGACCAGTAGAGCACCGAATATTTTCAGCAGGTTTTTACTGCCATCATCAAGACGCTTCCACCAGTCAATGACAGAGCCAGCGCCCTGTATCAGCCGCCACGCCATTCGCGTGAAGGCGTTCGCAAGCCAGATCACGCCTTTAATGACTCTGGTCAGCGTGTCCTCAATCTTCGGGAAATTATCGAGGATACGCCTTCGCAGGCTGTCCAGCGAACCAGCCAGGCCACCAGCGAGATTTGAGCCGATCTTGTCCCGCATAATGCCGAACAGCGACGTAAGCCCTCGCATGGACGTCATAAATTTGTTGGAATGAACGGCTGCCTTATCAGCATTGAACCCCGTCTTTTGCAGCATCGACTGGTAATCGGCGGTAAAGCCATTCATGCCGCGCCGCATCGCCATCAGCGTGTTTTCATCGATGCCGAGCATCTGCGCGTATTGCTTCGCGCGGTAATACGGCATGTTGTTGAGCTTTTGCCCAACACCAGTAAAGATGGCCGCAGTATCACGCATCTTTCCGCTGGCATCGCGAGTCTGTACGCCCAGACGGTTCAGGAACCCTTCCGCCCCCGGATTGCTACGCATGAAGCCAGCCAGCCCTTCTAGGGAAGACATAGCCGACTCAGCGCTGGCACCGGTTTGCGATGCGGCATAGCCCAGCGCTTTGATGCCCTGGACGCTGGCCCCCGTCCGCTGGGATGCCCAGTAAATTTTATCCAGACCATTCGCAATCTGGGTGGTAAATCCGACAATGCTCAGCGCTGCGCCTTCCACCACCGCGCCGACCTTCAGAACGTTCGCGGTAACGCCTTTCAGCACAGCTTCGAACTTATTAGCGCCAGCCTGATCGATATCGAACCCCAGCGAAACAAGGAAGTCTTTAATCGTATCTGCGTTACCGCTCATTGGCCGCTCTCCATTTATCTACCCGGGCGTCGTTATCCTCGCGCATGTCGAGGTAGTCATTGAGAAGCGCGATGCGGCAAAGGTCTACCGCACCGCTGTTAAGGTCTTTCTGGTCAATATGGAAGGCAATCGCCGGACGAAGAATAAAATCTTCACCGCCCGGCAGGCTGTTGAAGGTTATTCCGCTGGCGGGGTGGGCGTCTCGCTGGTAGGGAGTCCTTGCAAAAAATTTCCCAGCGAGTCGGCGACCACCCGCGCCACCAGTTGCAGCATGGTCAGCAGGTCGATATCGTCAAACGCCATTTCGCCATGCTGGCATACCGGCACCCAGCCTTTCATGTGCTCGCGTGAAACAACGGAAAGGCAGGGGAACAGGATAGCGTCCACATCGCCATCACTCAGATCGGACACAGCATTAGCAATTTTGGGCAGGATAGTAGCCATCGCGCCTTCGGTGTCTTTGCTGCTGATCTTCTCCTGAACGCTCCGGAAGTCAGAAACCATCCCGGCCAGCACCGGCAACAGCTTTCGGGACACCTTCAGCTGTTCGAAAACGCTGAGCTTTGCAGTGCGATATTTCACGCCTTTAATTTCGAATTCCATGCGTTAAAACTCCCCGAGCAGCTGGTCAATCTTGCCGCAGTCGAACACCCAGGCAACAGTCCCGCCCTCTTTGGCGTTATTGAAATCAGGCTGTTTCTGGAATGCACACGAACGCGCAGTAGAAATATCACCCGATGCCGTGTTGCGAATGACGATCACGTTATTGCCCCAGGTGGCAGAGGACTGGCTTTGCGCGTTATACGCCAGAGACAGCTTCTTGTTCACGGGGGAGGTTTTCAGCAGCGTCACCGTAATGGTGCCTGACTTATCGGCGTGCAGGCTGTGCATCACTTCGCCATCGGCACCGATGGTCATGGTGTTCTTGTTGCCGCCCATGGTCTGGGTGATACCTTCCTCAGAGTTCGCAGAACCCTGACCAAGATCGATAACGCCGGTCGGCCCGGTGAGCGACGCGGTTACATCGAGAAAAGAATAAGTTGCCATTTATCGCTCCTTAGCGAACCACGTTGATCTGCACATCAGCATAATGAACTGCGCCAGCCAGCTTACAGGCCACCTGAATTAACGGTGCTTTGCGCGCTTCGCGGTCGGCCTGCGCCTGTTGCACCAGTGGCTGTGCATAGACGTAATAGCCTTTGGTCAGCGTATCGCCGGAATTCAGTTGTCCGATAGGGCCACCATTCCACACGCCAGCCGCTACCAGACCGTTCGTGACGGACTGATCCATGGACTGTTCAACGTTGGAAAGCAGACGGGTCACACCGGCATCAGTCTGCGGAATTTTGGTGGTACTGGTGTAAAGCAGGTTATAGAGGTTGGTCTGAACGTAGTTCTGCAACCAGTCGAGCCCGTGGCGCTCGTCGAAGAAGTCGCCGTTCGCCATGACTCCCTGTTGCAGGATCGCCGTGTCGTTGGCGTAGTACACGAACACGTTCGCATTCTTCGCATCCACAGACGCAGCCTGTCCTACCGTCAGCGTTTCGTAGGTTACGCTTGGTTCCTGTTTGAATTTCAGGGTAATGGTGGTATTGCTGCCGTTGAAATTGACAGTAAACGCACGACCGAAAGCAGAAACCGCCGCATAAGGGCTGCTGGTGGAATACTGAATAAAGGTACGGGCATACTTGCCAGCCTTTAATTTCGACGCAACATCGGTCGTCGAAGTCGTGCTGATAATCTCGGCGTCGGCAGATGTTACCCCGAAAATGCGGCTCAAACTGGACGCTTCGATGAGTTTAGCAACCTCAATCACGTCGTCAGCATCAAGCACATCAGCGCTATCAGCAACATCATCAGCGACAACCAGCCCATACCAGTTGGTATATTGCAGGCAGGCATTAACAGCTTGCACAATGGTTTCCACGCTTCCACCTTCGGAAGAGGTCAGAGTCTTCGCCCAGCGGCCAACATAAACCTGCGTCGGCTTCGGCGACTGGCTGAAGAAAACCTGCGCCGCTTCATATTCCGGGCTGTCGACTCCGAAGTCCTCGCCAATGTCCTCAACGGACGCATAAAGGCGAACGCGCTCCTGCACCGGAATGACAGTGGAAGAACCGAGGATCAGCAGCGCGCCGAAGTTACGACCAGTAGCCGCTTTCGGCGAGATGATCACATCAACGTTTACAACGTTGGATACAGGTAAGCCCTGCGTCATAATTTATTCTCCAAAAAAGGTGACTGGCGCTTCCACCAGCGATTTAATGCCGTACTCGCGCACAACCTTCCGGCGCAGGCGCACCGTCATGTCGTAGCGGCGAACCCATTGCTGGTTGATAAGTTCGGGGAAAGGGGTCAGACCGGTATAGTCGCCAAGGGACAAACCAAGCGCGTTAAGCTCAGCATTGTTTTGCGGGACAGATATGCCATCGCGAAAACGGGACGCATAAGACATGCCAGCCGGACCATAGAACGACGCCATACACTCGAACGTTTCATGCCGCCAGAGCTGAGCGCCCTCATCGGTCTGCCTGGTGAATGCAGGACTGTTATCAATGGGCCACCCGGTAACGCCGAACGCACACCAGTTCGTTTCAACTGACGGTAGTGATGGCTGTTCTTTCTGCCAGCGCGGGCGAACCATCCCAGCCGGCAAGCCGGAAACGTTGCGCATCCACTGGCTTAACAGCCTGTCGAGCGCTTCGTCATAATCCGGATCGCCGCTGGTGGGTGTCAGCCATCCGCGCTCTGTGCTGGTGTTATTGCTCAACGGGATTACCCCCATCAAACGGCAACAGTTCACAATGTGCCTGGACGAAGCCAGCACCGTAAGCGGTATACGGGTCGACGAACGTCACACGATAATCACGGTTCTGATACGTCACGATATCGGCATCACGGCCAGTCTGCCCCTGCGTGAGTCGCTCAGTCGTCACAATGAGAATCGCGCCACTGATAACCTGCCCGGCCTGCATGCGGCGGTTTTCCAAAGAGCGGTCAACGGTAACAACCCCTGCAAACTGCGTTTTAACTTCGCTGTCGCTGCCGATCCCGTCATCGTCCACCGTTTGCGCGCGACGTGTTACCCACAGGTTGAAGTCGCAAAAATCGGGGTCAAAAAGCACGTCTGTTACATCAAGAGTCGGCATCTTTATCCCTCACAACATGGGTAATCGCGGCAATATACTTGCCAGTATCGTAAAGAGGCTTAGCCAAAGCGGTTCCCGGAGATTCACCAGCAGTCCGTCGCGCAAGTTCCGCTTTCGCACCTTTGCGACCACGGCGCGCGCGTGCTTCAACGGTGCTATCTGCAAGCGGAGTAAAATCGGCAGCTTTGATGTAATTTTTCACACCTCTTGCTGCCATTGTACCTGCACGGTTGAGCGCTCTTTCCGCACCCGCCGCATTACCATCAAGCGCAGCCTGCGCCGCTGCTTTAAGCTGCGGCACTGTCTGTTCCTCTACCGATTTAACGCCGGGGATCAGGTGCGGGCGTGGGGGGATGTTTTGCGCTGGTGAGCCGCATTCGTTGACGTAACCGATCCCGGCATTGCCAAACGGAACATCTTCACGCTCGCTGTCTTCCGAAGGGATGCCGACCAGCACATCCTTTTTGGTTAGCGACCTGAGCGCATCCAGAATGGCCTGAGCGTTATCCACCCTCGTTGTTACACCGCTTTTGAAACTCATAGCTGGCGACCGCCCGCACCGAACATCGTGATCAGCTGATAAAATTCAGCGCCATATCTGGTGTTATTCCAGAAGCCTGCGTCAGGGTTTAGCGTCGCGCTGGTGTCATAGCTGACGCTTACCTTGTCAACGGACTTAGAGGACTGAACACCATTGGTTGAACCGCCCGGGCCGCCAACCAGCATCGCCCGGCTATCTGCCGCCCAAAGCGTCATGTAGTGCGCAACGAACAACTCGGCAAAATACGGAAACAACTTTTTGCCGGTGACGTTTTCGCTTAGCAGCACATCGGCCAGATTCAGACGAAACTGGATTTGCGCTTCGGGATATTTGGCAGGGTCAGCAAACTGCGGGAAGTCGCGGCGAAAATCACTTACTGTTGGCAGGCTTTGATTCTTTGGCATCTTTCGCCCCATTACCGCCAGTCTGGGCGGCAGCAATCTGTGCTTGCAGGCTGTCGTTCTGCTCTTGCAGCTTGAGCAGCGCTTCTTTCAGATCGGCAATCAGCTGATCTTTATCGACAATCTGCTTATCTTTGTCGGCAATCTGCGCTTGCAGGCTGTCGATAATGGGTTGCAGATCATCGGTGTCGCTAATCACGCTTTCGGAAAGCTCAGAGTGCGCCTGGGTGAACCAGTGAGACGCGACCTCTTCCGGTACGTTATGCCGCCCCCGGCCAAACTCCTGTTTTGACTGATCGCCGAGCGTCAGCGTAAACGGAGTGTGAACATGGATGGTAACCAGCTTTTCTTTCGCCATTTTCAGTTTCCTTCTGGCCCCTTTCGGGGCCGTTCTGGTTATCAGATACCGTCCACGTAGGACAGGGTTTCTTTGTACACTGGCTCAACCGCACCGAGCTTGCTGTAGTAGGTCGCAATCTGGTACAGACCGCGATACTGGATAGGAACGCTCTGCAACGGCACCAGCGGATAGCGCACATATTTCTTGTCGTTGGTGTAGGCGACCATACGGTCTTTACCGCCAACCCCGCGCCCTTTCAGCCATTTAACCGCTTTGATTTCCAGCGGAACGCCGTTCTGGTGGAAAGCGATAGTGTTCACGGCCAGATAGGTCAGCAGTGACTGGTTACCCGCTTCGGAAACCTTACGGCTCGCCAGCAATGAATACTGCTCTGGCGGAATGCGCAGATCAGAAGGCACGACGGAATAACCGGATGCTGCCCAGGCATTCGACAGAATGCTGTTCACGCTATCGAGAATCTCGTCGTTGGTGGAGTTCGCCCAGGTCTTCGGCGCATTGTTCAGCGTCACACCGACAAGGTTTGCCAGCCCTTTCAGGCCGAGCGCATCATCGCCAATGTAAACCTGCTCGTCGTTGTCCATCTGCCATTTGAGCTGCATCCCGTCGTACTTCTGGGTATCAATCGGGCGACCTACCTGCTGAGCTGCTGCCAGCTCTACAACGGTCCAGCCCAGTTCCATGCCCCAGAGGTTCAGCGGATTGCCATCTTTGCCGATATCAACGTTCACGCCAGCAATAGCAGTGGAGTCTTTGCCTACCCAGTTTTTACCGTTCGGATTTGCGCCAGTTCCCGCCGCGCCAAAGCTGGTGTTAGTCCAGCTGGAAATGTCATCTGCGATAGAAACGTCTTCACGCAGCTGAATATCGCGGGTCCAGGTGTAACCCACCAGCGGCAGGTTCAGCGTCTGGTCGAGTCGCTCCAGCTCCCCGATGAGAAAGGCACCAGAGCTATCAACGGTTGCCTGATCAAAAGTAATCATTCGTCTGTTCCTTAAATCTTCCAGGAGATTTCTGCATTGCCGTTAGCGTCACCGGCCCCTGTGAATTCGGCGTTGGTCAGCGCCACGTTTTTGCCACTGACGGACGTGGACATGAAGCCGCCCAGCGGCACGTCAATGGTTGAATCGAGCGAAACAACCACGTAGACAGGCGCGCCTTTTTTGATGGTACTGGCATCGAATCCAGATCCGAGGTTAACGGTCATGTAGCCACGCTTCATGGCGTCGCCCGGGAAGTTCTTATCCGTCCCCACCTGGCGAACCATGTCTGGCTGCGATGTGGTTGGATACGGACGAACGTAGATACCCTTCACCTTGTCGGCGGTGTCACCGTCCGCCAGCGGCACGAAAAAGCCGTCAGCGTCGTATTTTCCAGCCAGACCATAGGCAGCGAAGGCGTTAGCGGATTTAAGGATCACCGGTTCGACGGTTAAGTCCTGCGGGCGAGAGATAGCCCCGGCAATGCCAACAGGCATCCGGTACAGATATGCAGTCATTGGATTATCCTTTGCGGTTAGACCAGAAGTCGGCGTTTTGTTTGTTCAGGGAAGCGATGCTGGTCATGCCCATATTTGGACGTTGTGCATCGCCAGTGGTGGTGCGGGTGTTTCGCCCTTTGGCAATCTCTGACACGGCGTTAAACGCCATATCTACCGATTGCTTGGGCAATTTGCGGATATCCGCATCACCGACAACCTGGCGAACCAGTGTTTTGTCAGCGGCAGCCAGCACATCACGTTTGAACGCGGTCGGTTTCACCTTACGGCTCAGATCGATACCCGGCACGATAACCTCGGCACGATAGGCAGAGTCACCGGTAATCGTGGTTTCCTCTTCTTTGCCCTCGTCGTCGCCGGTCGGGTTTTTGTTATCATTTTCGCCAGGCTTATTGTCGTTATCGCCCGTCGCATTTCCTTCCAGCTTAGCCAGCAGGGCTTTGAGCAAGGTTTTGATATCGTCCTCGCCGTCGCCGGTTGGCTCTCCGCCCATTTCCGGCTTTTTGTCCGGTAATGGTTGCTGCGGTGAAAGGTTAATGTTGAGGTTAACGCCGCTCGGAAGATCCCCTTCATCACCCGTTACAGCCGCTGGCGCAGAGTCCAGCAGTTCGTTCATGGTGTCAGCGTCACCCGTTTTGATGGCCGTGCGCATGCGGGTCCACCAGCTTTTCTTTTGATTTGCCATTGTGTCTCTGTCTCCAATTGCACAACGATTTCCGGCTCTGCCTTTAGGGACAAGAGCCACATGGTTTCCGGTAATATCGACCTGCTCGGCTTTACCTGGCTCGGTCTGCTCGTACTCCGCGTCATAGCCACACGACACTTCGCGCAGGCCATCTTCGATAAGCTGAATGGCGCTTTCGTCTTTGACGATAAGGTCAGCCAGCATCAAATCAGACTGATCACCTGTCCCGCGCCGCACGTTCTGAAGATGCCCGACCGCAAGCTCTTTCCAGTTCTCGGGGTTCACCAGCCGCACATTCCCGTTTTCATCTTCAGGATGCAGGATCGTGATGCTCATCCCTTCGAATGAGGCGAGCGTGGCCGGATGGAATACCTGCTCAGGAGAGCGCGTTACGACTATCTCGCCGAGTTTGTCGGGTTTGAGGTTTGGCAGATCGGCAGCGCCGTAGAGCTGCTTACCCGTTCGACCTATCGGCACGTCTTTGCACAGCAGCGAGCCGTCAGCCAGCTGATAACGGGTTTCCCCCAGCCGGGTATTGAAAAAATATTTCATGTTTTACCTGCGATTCAGGCGAGATAAGAATGAGGATTGGGGAAGACGATTTCTTTGTAACAGCGGCAGTTCGGGAGCTCGCCAGCGTGACCGGTCATGCCGTCAAGCGTTGGAGGTCGGCCCCATTCGACAAATTTACCCTCCATCTCCCGATGAGAATGTCTGACGTCGCCATCTTCGGCTGTACGCCAGATATAACCATTCGAGCCGATTGACAGCGCACGCGCCTGATCCAGCGCGCCGGTTGCGCGTCCAAGTTCGGTACGGGCGATAAGGTTCGCTCGCGAGCGTGACACGTCACCGGACGCTGCTATCTCTTTCGCGAATGGCTCAGCGCGACCACCAGTCACAACGGCCTCGATGGCTTTGTTCTGAATGTCATACACCCGATCGGCGGCCTCAAGAGGCAGCGATTTGATGTACTTAATTTGCTCGGCGACGATGGATTTCATCACCTGGCCTACCGGGGCGCGGTCAACCATGTTGCGCAGCTCTGCGCTGATGTTCCGGCTGTGTTGACGCCACTGCTTTTCATTCTGGCGCGCTATGTCTGCGGTGAAGTTCTCAGCTACCTTCGTCGCCCAGGGGGTGATGATTTCGCTGTAGCGCTCCAGCGCATCCATGATTTCGGTGACGCTATCGTTTGAACCATCGTAGCGCCCATTTACGATATCCCCGACCGCCCGCGCTATCTGCCGTAGGCTCGTTCGATATCGGATCTCCGCCTGGCGACTCTGGCGGTTTGTCGCCAAGTTCGCCGATGCCTGGCGGCGCTTCGTCTTCGGCATTCTCGATATCCTCGTCGGTAATGGATGCTCCGATACCAGTGACGTCAGAGTTTTCGCGCAGGTCGGTCATTGCCGCCTTACGCGTCATCAATCCATCAGCCAGCGCGGTGCTGATCGCAGTGGTGGTGTTTACGGCCACCGTTGAGCGGTCAACGTCAGACATTTGCCATAGCGGGTTAAACTCAAACGTGAAATCGTCCGGCAGCGGCTTACCGAGTTCCGAGCGGTGCATAATGTCCAGTATCCGGCGCATCGGCAGCCGTAAGCGGCGCTCCTGCAATGAGCTCACCCGGTCGTAATAGTTGGCGAGGTCTGCGTCACCGGTAGAGAAGCCTTTCGGGGACTGCCCGAACAGGCGCACCAGCGGGATACCAACGGCACCGCTTATCTGCTCAGCGAACTGCGAAAGAATGTCATCCAGACCGCTGAAGCTGTACTGGTGGGTTTCGAACTTATCCCGCGAGTCCATAAGCGTCATGCCTTCATTGCTCTGGAACTGGCGGATCAGGTCGATGTTCTTCAGCAGCGCCTCGAACGCCGGGCCACCAAGCGCGATAAGCTCGCGCAGCTTCTCCACGCTGTAGGTGCGCAGATGCGCTTTGTAGACCAGCTGAGCCGCGCCGACAGTGGCGCTGTCGAACGCAGTAAGCCGATCCCAGATACGCTCTACAACCGACATTCCCCATTCGTTTTCGGTCATCTTCTGCTGGAATGGCAGTGTCACCCCGTCGAAGCGAATCAGGCGGCTGTGATGGATGCGCCAGGATGGAATGCCCGTTGCAGTGGTCACCACGTCGTAAAACTCAGGTTTGCCGAGATCCGGCCCCATCTCTTTAATGCGGCGGGTCAGCACCGGGTTAATCATCCAGCGGTCGAGCGGGAGAATGCCCTTAAACTTGCCTTCTCCAATGGTTTCGAGCCGCAGCGGGGTCATTGGTGCCTGCCCCTCAATCATGATGAAGCCAACCGCGCCGCCGTAGAGGCGCGACCATTTCAGTACGTCGTTCAGCGCATCCCAGATCTGCAACTCATCCAGTTGCGCTTCCAGGGTGCCACGGTCTTTGGCGTCTATCTCCGAAGTGATGCGAATGCCTTTGCGGGTCATATCGTCCGGGATAGCGTCGACCGCTTCGCCGATAACCCACGATCCGCGATATGACCATTCCACCAGCATGCGGTTGCGGCTGGTGAAGTTCGCCCGGTAGGTCGATGCTGAATGCTGGTTAGGCGTCTGCATCCCCACGCGGGCGACAAAGTTCTCATAGCCATCAGCGGTGGCCTGCGCCGTTCGCTGAGAGGCTTGCTTGTTTCGTGCCATCAGGCCTGTCTCCCTAGCAGCTCCCAGATGTTCAGGGCTGAATTCATTGGCGCGTAGCTGATCATCACCGAGTCGGCGAGGTTCGGCGACTTGGTGCCGTCAGGCTGTTTATCAACAACGATTTTCCCCACGCCGTTAATGGAGTAGGTCGGCTGCGACAGCTCGATGATGAGTTTGTCTTTGCTCGCCATGGCGCTGCTGATTGAGATGATTTCGTCCGGGTTGTAGGCCATTCCCTCAACCACGGCGCGATAGGTGTTCTGGAAAAGCTTGCGTAACCGCCACCAGCTCTGGGCCTTGGCGTTAGCGAAGAAGTCCTTGTTCAGGCGGGCGGCCTGTCCGTTGTCGCCGCGCACCGCTTCGTCGTCCGGATCAAACACCGCGCCGCTACCGCGAAACGGTGTGGCGAGTATTGACGGTCGGCGCGCAGCGTTACGCAGTTCGTTGATAGCGCGCGCATCGCCGCGAACGCCAGCGCCCAAACCGTCCTCGTCGAAGCGAAACTCTTCGAGGTTGTCCTGTTCGCAAAAGCCGAAGACCTTCTCAACGGATTGGTAAATGTCGCTGCCCACGCCGGACCATTCCCGCACGTTCTCCAGGAGGAAGCCGTGACGGGTCGAAAAGGCGTTTTTGTCCCGGCCTTCGTCGGCGACGTCCATCGCGCCCAGTCGTTTTCCCGTTGGCTGGATGCCCAGCTTGATATGCGCGTCGACGGCAGCCTGTACCCAGTCGGACGGGATCAGGACGCCTTCCGCTGATGCGCTGTAGTTCAGGTCAAGTTCCTGCGCCACCACCACCGGATTGTCAATTTTCTCGCATTCCCTGCGATACCACTCCTCATCCTTACGCGGGTCGTTTCGCCAGTGGAATGTGAATACCGGTATCTTCCCGCCGTGACGCTTCTGCGCGAACGGGTTAGCCATGCCGTTAACCGAACTCAGGTCGATACGGCAGCGGGTGGTTTGCGACAGCGCCGCATCAATCAGCAGAGGACGCTGGAGGAATGCAGCCTCATCCACCAGGTAGAGCGTGGTACGGTCACCACGACCGATATTGTCGCCAGCCTCGCCTTTGATGACCGCGCCAGTATCGGGAAACTCAACGCGCATGTACGGCGCGTGCTTCTTCTCGTCCCAAGAACCGCGAAACTCGACGGGCAGCGTTTCCACGAACTTGCGCGCCTTCCAGAACAGAGCCTTCGGGTCACCGGTGCTGTCGACGTATTCCTCTTTACGAGAGCCGAAGCCGATAACCATCTCTTTGTTGAAGAGACAGAGCGAACAGGCCAGCCCGATCGCCGTCCAGCTGAGCCCCATTTCGCGACTCTTTTCGGTGATGCCGTTCTCCAGCCGTTCGCGCCGCTCCATGATCCAGTGAATCCACTCTTCCTGTTTTGGGAACAGCAGAAAAGGGATGGTGACCGGCAGGCCATAATCGATGTTACGCGGGTCAGTAGTCATACCCCAGTCGATGATGAACTGTGCCGGGTTGGTGCGGTAAAACTGCTTTAGCGCTGGCAGCATTTCGGGGTTCTGGCGAATGCGCTGTAAGCGTTCCATGCGCCATTCAAAAACCATCTGGTAATCAGGGTTCCTGAAGTCGAATTCAAACGGTAGAGGCATAATCACCCCATCATCTTGCGGTAAAGCTCTGCGGCCTGATCTGCGGTGAGGTTGGTCGTCTCGGTCTTGATCGGGCCGCCATCCTTGCCAGTGCTCTCAACCTTCAGCTTATTTGTGTAAGCGTCGCCAACCTCTTTCGCGGCCTGCTCAATAAGCTGCGCCGTCAGGGAGAAGTTTTTCATCCCCTCGGTTTTGGTTGCCATGCGGTCAAGCACGCGGAGGCGATAGGATTTGTTCGCGATCGGAATGTCGCTTGTTTCGGTCAGGAATCGTTCGCGCGTCGCGTGGAACATCTCGATCCACTTTTTGGCGAGCGTCTTACCGCTGGCCTTCGTGGGGTCGTGAGATTCAGCCTGCTGGCGGGTGATCTTGATCCCGAATTCTTTTTGGACAGCCTCGACCACCTGCGATGGCGTGTCATAGCACGCAAGCGACTGAATGATGAAGGCTTTCACATCAGGTTTTAATGCAGCCATAAATCACCATTCGTCTTATACAGTCCAGTATTTAAGCCAGTCGCAGCATGCACGTCCCGCACGCTCTGGCAATATCGAGATGAGCAACCTCCGCTGGCTGATTCGCCGCATCAATCATTTCCTGCACGTCCCGGCTTGCACCGTAACGGCGAACCACGCCCACAAACTCTTCCACGTCATGGCCGCGCAGCTTCAGCTTTGGCTGCCCTTCCTGCGTGAACTTCGGCGCACCAAATTCATCTGTCGCCTGGCAGATGTGATAAAGCTCGTGCTCTATCAGCGCGCAGAATTCCAGATCGGAACATTGCGAACAGTAATCGGCGGCCAGCGTGATGATGAACTGCGGCACTCTGCCGAACCATTCATACATCTGCTGTTCCATCCGCGCTTTCTGCCAGCCTCCAGCCCGCATTGCCACTTCTTCTGCCTGCCCCAGCACGGAGCGCCCTTTCTTCTCGAAAGCGTTCGACGCCCAGAGAAAGCACAGATCCGCTTCAAGCAAATGCTGGTGGTCAGGGTTGTATAGGTCACCCTCATCGCTCAGGATGTGCTGATTCAGCCACTCGCCAACGTCACTGGCGGGCATTATGCTGATGTAAGGCTTCGGGTCAGGTGGCATCGTAAAATGCGCTGGCGGGTGAGGTCTGTTCATGAATAATTCCAGTGCTCCATTATCGAAGCCCCTCAGTGAAGGGCTTCTGTAATGTCAGTCCCGGACGAACGTAACCTTTGTGGTTATCATTCGCCGTACAAGGCGCGTCGCTTCGCGTTGCATTTCATCAATTACTTTTGGCGTCAGCGGCTGACGCGCATATTTGCGCTCAATCTCTGCAAAAATCCCGTTCAGCGCCTCGCTGTCTGGTGGGATAACTTCAACGTTTAATCGTGCCATCGGTTTGTCCTGCCCTGTTGTTCTCGAAAGTCCTGATATCAGCCTTATCCCTGTTGCACTGCGCCAGCGCTGACATCAACGCGACATTCAGGTTAAGACTTGCTCCCCACGTAAACGGGTCGGGTAAATCTGGCTGGGGTGTTTCAGCCGTCAGGCTGGCTGGTAACGGAACTACCGGAACCGGCACGTAGACCGTTCGCGTATTCGTGCATCCGCTTAACTGCGCCAGCAGGCACAACACGAACAGAACAATCATCATCCGCAACAGCAGCTTTGATATCGTTCTCGGCTCTCTGTGACTCCAGTGCGATCTGCTGCTTGGCATGTTGGTTTGTCTCCAGAATGATGTTCGTTATTGCTACGGTGCGCAGGACATTAGCGGTGATGGTCTCAGAGGAATCAGCACGCTGTTCTGCATCGTCAGCGCGACGCTGTTCCTCCAGAAACTTTCCATGATAGTGATCCGCTGACCAGACAAGACCGCCTGCAATACAGGCGATAAACGTCACAATGAGCACCCAATAACTCATTTTCATACCAGCAGCGCCGCCCGCGCTTTGTTGTAGCGGATCTTGCGGTCATCGATGCCATTAAGGCCGCCGTTAATGATGCGCGTAACACGAGTAATATCGGCACCGTAGGCCATGCACCCTTTGGATGTGTAGAACCAGGCGGCAGAGCGTGCTGCCTGAAGTTCCTGTTCGAGCTGTTCAGGTGAAGTAACGAGGTCTAACTTCAGCGCCGCCCCGCAGGTGCGATAATTGTCGAGGCCAGTGATTTGAATTAACCCTCTGCCGCGATATTTCCAGCCGTCGCCGGGCGCTTTGTTACCTAGGCGGTTGCTATACACCAGATTGGCGATAGCATCCTGGCGTGCTGCGTGTTCGGTTGTTCTGCCAAGCGCATCAGCCTGCTGCTGTGTGATCCTCTTTCCGAAGGTCGCCACCAGCGCAGATGGTGTGTAGTTCAAATTTTCTACTACAGCGCTAAAGCCGCCTGACTCATGACCTACCTGCGCGATGAACATGGCCTGATCCGCTGGCGCTGTAATGCCGAATTCTTTCATCGCCGCATCCACTGGCTGAAACCAGCGCGCAGCTAACCCGGCGCTGACACCAGCCGCCATTTGAAATTGAGATTGATTCATTTATTTTCCTCAGTGCTGCCGACTCCGGCTCGTCTGGCAACGATAGCGAGCGCCATGTCACGCAGTCTGTCCGCTCCAACAAACCCGACGAGCGCACCAACGAATGCCCCTGAATTAGCAGGCAGCCCCAGGTATTCCAGCAATGCGGAAACAGCCAGCGCGAATATGCCGCAGATTAGCGCGCCAGTGGCGGTGTAGAGTTTCGGCTTCCCTGCGCGTATGTCGATAAGCGCGGAGATGCCCAGAGCGCATAACCCGGCGTAAACTGACGGCAGATATAGCGCGATCCATTTCATGGTTTGTTCAAAAATCCCGTGAGAGCTATTCATAGATTCACCTCGCCTGTTTGCGGGTGCTGTGTGCGAAACTGGAATAAACCCAAATGCAATGGGCTAAGAGGGGACTAAACGCGGCGGAAAGCGTACGAAGCGACGCCCTTACGCCCTAACTGGCATTCGATGGTGTTCTGTTCAGCGCATTCGAAGCCCTGCTCAGCAAACCAGCGCTTAATACCGTCGTCAGTGAAATACCAGATGTGCTCGTTCTTCCTGAAATGGTGCGAGCGAAGAATGTCTCCGGCATCGGTAAAAATGGGGATCGACACGAAAACAAACTCTGTAGCCTGCTGTACCGCCAGTTCCGGCTCGTCGATGTGCTCCAGTACATCCCACATCGTCAGCGCGCGCCACTGACTGGCGTAGAGGTCAGCGAATGCGCTCCGCTCGTTCAGCCAGGCGACACCAGCCGGATTAACGTCATACCCAAGCGTTCCCGGTCGGGTAGAGACGAACTGACCGGCACCGATACCAACGTCGAGAACAGGACCGTGAAAATGGCGCGCCACCAGCTCAATACGGGATTGCGTTAAGGCACTGCCCGTTTCGGTGTCGCCAGCTGCTGATACTTCGCGAAATACTGCTCGTCATACGGGCGTGACGCTGGAACCGGATAACGACCGATGCCCAGCTCCGGGAGGAATACCAGCCCGCTGTTCAGTTCCTGATAAAACGACTTCATTCAGCCAGGCCTCGAATTTTGAATCAAAGTTGGAGATGCGTTTGTCGCAATGGTGATCCCACGCTTCGCAGCGACAATAATTGTCCGGAATTGCCCAGCCAACGCGGGATAAATCCATCGCTGGATCGGTGACTATCTCGGGAGCGTTATGCCCACCGCGCCCACCAGCGATAACGTAAACAGGTGTTTTGTACGCTATGGCAGCGGGCAGCGCCCAGCCGACAGGCGTAACAACGACAGCGGCATGCTCGACCAGACGCATCAGGTCTTTGATATTGAGCTCGCCGGCGTGCATTTTCAGATCAGCTTCTGGTTCGTCGCCCACCAGCCACTCTTCCACGTCCTGCAAATCAGCGACGCTAATCACGCAGAAATGTTTCCGCAGGATTCTTGATGCACGCTGGAGGTAATCGGGGTCAGGGTTTCGGGAGTCGCTACGCCATTCAGAACGAACCGTTGCCGGACGAATAACGGCGATCGGCTTTTGGTGCGTAAACTGCGCCGGGCCAAAGGATGGCAAATCAAGCGCTGCTGGCGTTACGCCGAACTGGCGGCGCATGGCATCGAATATCGAACCGCGCCGCAGATCATCCGGACCGTAAAATATTCGCTTCGTCTGGCGTGGCGATGGCGGCGGATAAAACTTTGCGGAGCTGCGAAACTCATTTTTTCGCTGCGTTCTTAGCGCGGTATCACTTCGGACAGCGTTTACTGGCAGGTCTTCGTAAAGCTCCGGCCATGCCGTCTTAATGAATGTCCCCGCAGGCAGCTGTTTGACGAAAGCGCGCTGGTAAATGGTGTCTCCCATTCCCAGCATGCCATCGATGTAAATCGGAGGATTCAGCATGTAACCTCGCTGATCGCCGCTTCAAGAGGTAGACGACGAAAGCAATTAAGCGCCGTCTGGCGGCTGCTGTTGATGATATTGACGCTTTCACGCAGCTGCGCCGCAACTCTGGCAAACTCTCCATGCCAGCGCTTTACGTTCGCTGCTGTCGGGTTATCGAGGGCTGTATGGTCGCCGTGCCAGTGGCTACCGTTTGATATTGAGCAATCGAAGCCGAGCAGGATGATGCGCATGGCACCGAGCCAGTGCGCGAACAGGATCGCTCTCTGCCCCGAATTGAATGTGCCGCTGGTATCTGTCGGGAAGAGGTTCACGCCGTATCGGGTGTGTGCTCTCCGGTTACATGACCAGCGTTCGGGGCCATCGGGCAGCGCGGGAATATTCACATCCCACCAGCGCAGATCGCCAGCGTAAATGTGAGTGCATTCCGGTATGGCTCGCCATGATGAATTAACCGCTATCACAGGAATCCCTGAGCGTGCAGCTATTTGACAGTCAACGGGAGTAAGGGACGGGCCAGAAGCGCAGATGATCGCCGTGTGCATACGTTATTCACCCGGTGGCATTGAGCCAATAAAAAAGCCCCTGCATTTCTGCAAGGGCTTAAATGTGGTTCCCACCGCTCCGCGCAAGGCATCTCCGCTGGTGGGTAAGCTCTTTCGCCTTTGACGTCCGAGCATATCTGAATTATGCAGTTTCAAAACTCGTTTTCAAGTCTTTTTCGCAAGTTTTTGCATTTTCGAAGCCTAATTCATCTTTTAACGTGAAGAAGACAGCAGAGTTGAACAACTCAATACACCAGCGCACGCGGTCAATGCACTGCTTTTCGGTCAGAAACGGCGCATAGTAATACTGCATCCAGCGCGCCATGTCGTTTATGGTTTTCCGCCAGGTGTAATAGTCCTTCCCTATCTCATACACGGGATTACCCGGCTTGAAGGACTTCAGGATGATAGCCTCCATGAATGCAGCTTCCTCCTGATCCCCGGCATTGCCAATCAGGTCAGAAAGTGATTTCTTCGGCCAGATGATGGCTTTCGCCTGCTCAAACAACACATCGCCGGTATAGCCAATTTTACGCAGGCCAGACAGCACGGTAGCGATCCGCTCCTGCTGCTCGCCAGTCCAGCCGGTCAATATCATTGACCACATACCACCGCCACCAGAAAGGTGCTCTGTTCCGCTGCCCCCGTACATACCGCCCCAGTGGTTCAGCAACGAACGAACCCAACGGCTTTGCGATGGTGTCAGTCGGCGGTATTTCCCAAGGTAAGATCTGCGTGGTGCTGCTGCCAGCATCACCCAGGCGTTTTGCGGGTTGGTACGCTCAACAGACGCTTTCTGGTAATTGTTAATGTCGGTGCGTGTCATTGTCCGTTCTCCCGAATGATGATCTGGCCTTTCTCGCCCCATAGCTTTGTAATGCGACAATCCCAGACACTGGAATCATCATCAAACAGGGCATCCATCAGTGCTTTAAGCATGTTGTCGCAGTCTGGTTTTGACTGGTGCGGCTTGCCGTTGAGCTGTTCATGCTTCTTTTTGCTCCAGCTCGGAGGCATTGGCATAACGAAGGTGATATGCGCGCCGGACTCAGGGAGATTGATTTTGCGCAGACGTGCTTCATCGCAGAATGCGCGGTAACGCATGACCGCAGGCCGTGTTTTCCATTTGTCGGCGCGGGTCATGCGGGGCTTGCCGATCGGGGTGATATCGTAAATTTTCATGCAGGCACCACCAGCCCAAGTCGGGCGATCTGTATAACGGTCAGAACGATAGCGCGGTCCATCAGCTGGCGGCGTTCGTCGCGCGATAGCTTGCTTCCGTTGTCTATGCTGTCGTGGCAGCAAACGCAGATCGCCGCCGTGGCGCAATCATCAGCTTTCAGGCCCATGCCTTTGCCTTCATTGCGATGCGCTACCTGCGTCCCCCACGAACCGCATAACACGCACTGTTCGATCTGCCCGACAGCAGCGAGCCATTTTTTGCTGCGATAGGTTTTCTGACTGGGGTTATTTCGCATTGCTGTCCCCCCAACGCTTTGCCCACTCGATTTCATTGCGGGATTGTTCGCTGAAGGTGACGCCCTGCTGGGTGCCGAACCAGTAAATCGTCTCAATGACTTCGACCATCTGAGGAATGGTCATTTTGCTGGTGCGCTGGCCGAACATCACGACGCCACCATCAAGTCCGGGAGCCATTCGCTGTTCCTGCTTTTTGGTCTTCGCCACCAGCGCGGTGATGAGGTCTTTCCAGTCGTCGGAATCGTATTTATTGCCGAACCAGAGAACCTGGTCGGAGAGGTCTTTCAGTAGCGGCCACATCTTGCGATTTTGAATAGCGGTGCGCGTCGACTCTTTCACGTCGAGAATCAGCGGGCGCTTGCCGTCGACCGGCAACTGACGAATGTAGTTGATAGCGTTCTGCTTAACGCTTTCGTTAACGAGGTGGAATTGTTGGCTCACGCGTCACCCCCGAAGAGGTTAAGCGACAGATACGACAAATCGCTGACGTCGGATAACGTCAGGCGATTGTGTTTAAGCTGGTGGTGCTGCGCCATGGTGTTCTCCGTGGCGCGAATGTCCGGGTGTCAGTTGTTCAGGCTGACAGGGATATTATGGCTGGGCATTGGGGCAAAAGCAATTTAACGCCGACAAAAAAAAGCCTCCGAAGAGGCTTGTATGTTATTGATTACATTGTGACATGTCACACTGCTAGTTTAGTTTCGTGCCAGCCACGTGTAACCCAGCATTGCGAATCACCGTCGCACGGACACGACTTAACCGGCAGCGCATCACCGCATTTACCGCAGCGGTTCGCGCTGATCGACTTAATGCGACCACGAACGCGGGCATCGTCCTGGCGGATCAGCATCGCGACGTATTCGCTCATTTCATACGGCGATCTCCCCGGGCGGCGTGATGCACAATTGCGCTCCAGCATCTCCAGTTCCTGCGTATCAAGTATGAGCTCAAATTTACGCCCACCAGCAGCGGCTTGCCTGGCACGCTGGGCGGCTTTGCGTTCTGCGGCAGATTTAGCCATTCTTCACACCCTGCTGCGGTATTGCTGGCAGAGGCTGCCAGTGGGTTACGCTGAAAATTTTTCCTTCGAAATCTTCCATTCCCTCATCGCAATTTGTATCGCAATCCTGAAACTTGTTACTCCACGCAGGATCGAACCAAGCAGTAACGATACCGAAAGAAGAAGCAACGAGATATTTTCCATATTTTTCCGGCATCCGCTCTCCGCACTCGATCCATGAATCTGTAAATACCGGATGGCTGCCAGTGTTAGGATGCAAACTACGGATGCCTTCGGCTATTTCTACTAACGTGTCAGAATATTCGCGCTGGGAATCATTGCCGAACTCGAAAAAGCCTGTATCCGGGTCGTGCCGCCCATATTCGTCGTCGTATGCTTCACGCTTCTGGTCCACCCATTTAGCTGCTGCTTCAATGCCATCACGATAGAACGATACTACCGGAGTTGCCTGCTCCTTGATGTGTAATCGCGGTTCACCGTCTTTCGGCTCCGGCCACTGGCGCGCCATGTTCACTTTCAGCTTTTCTTCCATCGCTGCTGTGATTTCGCCGTCAGATATACCGGCACGCCGCTGGGCATCCCACAAGAGGAATTGTAGATCCGCCCATTCGGATAAATCATCTGGCGCGGCGGCAGCCTCCAGCGCTTCTTTCGCAAGGTGTTTCAGCGGACCGACAGGGCCAACATCACCAAAGGTTTCCTGTGACCATGCAGCGTGCCGATCACGTATCAACCTGCGTAATTGCGCCGATGATGCTGACTCGCCGATATTGATGGTGATGCGTGGTTGCATAGGCGGCACTTTCGGCCCTTTTGCTGGTGGAAATTTATCAGCCATCAGTATTCTCCCCAGCTATAGGTTGACGCTATTGGCCCCGGTTCTTGGGCAGCCAAGAAATAATCACCATCAGGAACCCCAGCGATAGATCGTTGCTGGAATCCATACTGATCAGTGGTGTAGGTAACAAATCCAGCATCTTTAAGCCCTTTCAGGCATAAACTTACGGTTTCGGCCGTTAGCTGAATTCGAGACAACTGATATTTTTTGCGGTAGATAAACGCTTTCAGCGCCCCTTCTTTCGTGTAGTGATACCGAGAACGGTCAGCGCCCTTATAACAGCGTTTGATGTATTTCTTCCGATCTTCCTTGCGTCCACCAGTCCAGTAGTTAATAAGTTGCTCAAGGTTCATGTGCGGAAAATCTTCTACATGCCAAAAGGTTTTATCAGTCTCGCGGATAATGACTCGCTTATGCATGGTGACTATTGGGCAGCCTTCGCTGTCGTTCCCGTCATAGTAGCGATAGCAGTATTTTTTGCCTTCGGTGATTCTGTTCATGCGGCACCTTCCTGAATAACAAGACCTTTCGATTCAATGCGCTTATGACGCTCCCAAAACCACTGGTGGAGTTCCATCAACTCTTTGTCGAGTGGCGCGTATTCGCGGTCAAAATAGGCCTGAGCGTCTTTCTCGTCCTCGCTAGGTAGCTCACCGGGACCAAACAGGGTGTTAAAAATCCATGCCATCCCGTTCTTGGCGTCGCCGGTGATGCGCCAGTCTATAACAGCAGCTTGCATCACAAGCAGGTTCTTACCGAACATCCGATCAAGCTCTTTGAAGCGATTGCAAATGTACTCGTTCTCGTCTTTCAGCTCGGCATTCTGCTTTTCTGCGTCAGCCAACACATCAGCGCGAGCACGCTGTACATCCAGCTGCGTCGCCAGTTCACGCACCAGCGCGGCAGACTCAGCGCAATGCAGCTCTTTCGCCAGCGCATGTCCGGCAGCTACGAGTTCTTTGGTTTTGTTGGTCATACCGCACTCTCCTGATGAATGATTTCCAGATCCAGCTTTTGAGCCAGAGCGTGTTCCGCTTTTGCGCCTGCGGAGTTCTGCCAGCCGGACAGCAGGAAAATGCCGTCAGCGCAGCGGAGCATCGCGAGACAAATATCCATGTACTCTGGCTGACTCAGGCCATCGGGAAGCGTCGCGGGGTTTAACACCACATGGCCTTCCGAAGCCAGGCGTATAGCCTCAAAATGGAACGCAGGGCGGTTATATTTCGGGATGCCGGTCATTGGCCCAGCAATGTAAATTTTCATCAAAATTCCCTCTTTTTGTTGGGTCTGGCATCATTCGCGCGGCGTTTCTGCTCAGCAGCAGCCTGGTCGCAGTCGTAGATCGCCCCGTTGCGCTGGTCACAATAAACAACGCCGGTCGGGCCGTGGCGGTTCAGACGCAACAGCAATTCGGTAGCCGCCTGATCTGCGTTTTCGTCGTATGCGCCTTCGCGGTAGATGCCAATCCAGTAATCGCAATCCTGCTCAATCTGCCCGGTGTCGCGGGAATCACTCGGCATCGGGCGTTTGTTGGTGCGCTTTTCCAGATCGCGGTTCAGCTGGGTAAGCAGCACCACGATGCAGTTCAGTTCCTTCGCCAGGTTCTTCAGCCCCTTCGTGATAATCCCGTAGGCCAGATCGTTACGGTCAGCCTTGTCTGCGGTCATCAGGGTCAGGTAGTCCACCAGCACCATGCCGACAGAGCCGCGTTCGCGTTTAATGCGGCGTGACTCTGCAACGATGTGCGCCAGCGTGATCCCTGGCGTGTCGTCGACGTATAGATTCCCGGTCTGGGCCAGACGTCCACCAGCGGCAAAAGCCATTGCCACTTGTGCGTCGTCGTACCGATCGCCATAAAACACGTCGGTATTCACGCGGCTGACCTGTCCGATCATGCGCTCCACAATCTGCTTATCCGGCATTTCGAGGCTGAACATCAGCGCGGGGAGCTGCTCAACCTCGGCACAGTTGACGGCCAGCTGGCTATACAGCGTGGTTTTACCCATCTTTGGACGTGCGCCGATCACCATCAGAGCGCCTTTAACCAGCCCTTTCGGTTGCAGCAGGTTATCCAGCGATCCGATCCCCGTCGACAGTCCACGCGTTGCGTCTGAGTCGCTCCAGCGCGCTTCCACCTCATCCACCCAGTCGCCCATCACTTCCGAAAACTCGCGGAGCCCTCGGCGGTTACCGGTTTTCGCGTAGTCAGCGATATCGGTGAACAGAGTCTGAATAGCGTCAAACTTCTGGCTGGTGGTCATCCCGTTGCGGGAGAACAGCAGTTCAGTAGCGCTGGTCAGCTTGTCTATGCCGTAGCGCTCCATGGCTTTCTCGCGCACCAGCATTGCGTAGTGAACGATGTTCGCCGCGCTGGGGGTGTTTTTAGATATCTCGGCCATGTAAGCGAAGCCACCAGCCTGCTCGCCAAGCCCTTTCGACTCCAGCGACTCAATCAGGGTGATCAGGTCGATAGGCTTCTGGTTGGCTACCAGCTCCCGCATCTCGGCGAAAATAACCTGGTGGGGGCGGATGTAGAACGATTCTGGTTTGAGCATCGACATGGCGGTCTGGCAGCGATCGCTACCGCTATCCAGCATCATGCCGCCCAACACACTTTGTTCGGCTTCGATGTTCTGAGGGATCATGTTCATGTCGGTCATAGCGCCTTCTCCCTGGTTTTCAGCAGGGTGTCAGAGCGCAACAGATAATCGAAACTGGCGCGCCAGCCTCTGTCGTTCTCACCGAAGTAAAATTTTGGTGCTCGTTCAGCGAACGCGGCGAAGTAATTCTCCACAGCCTCGACAGTTGGCTCTTTCAGTTCGGTCAGCAGGCGTTTGATAGCACGGCGACGTTTGTCGTTTAGTGCCTCTGCCTGGGGAAGGCGGTCTCCCAGGGTGGTGTTGTATGCAGACAGCACCGCCTGGTAGTCGATCTGAGTTTTCTTAGAGACAGGTTTTTCTTCCTGCCCGATACACTCCCCCTCTGGGGGTTGGGGGGTATTGTTTATTGTCTTTTGTATATTGTCTTTTGTGGTTAGCAGATCCTGCTTAGTTTCAAAAGCAGATTCTGCTAAGGTTTCGCCATCATCCTTAGCACCTTCCGCTAATGTTTCCTTAGCACTTTCCGCTAAGGTTTTATTAGCAACTTCCGCTAAAGAATCCTTAGCAGGTTTAGCTAATGTTTTGCAGAATCCGTTAATCTTTGTTTTCCACTCGATGGTGCTGGTATTCATACCCACGCTACGCCCCTCCTGGACCAAGACTTTTTTGGCAACAAGCTGATTTTTTGCTGTCGAACAGTGTGTGTGATGCTTGGCAATCATCTGCTCAAGCTGGTCATTGCTAACCCAGTCCATCTTCTTGTTGTAGCCATACGTCTTGCGCCAAACAGCGAGGACGACACACAGCTCTGTTTCGCTTAGTCCGGATGCCATGACAGCATCGAGAAGCTCATTAGCAACACGAGTAAAACCATCTTCCAGCTGCGCCACGCGATGCTCCACGACCTCCAGCGGCGGCCTGTAGTCTGCTAACTTAACGACGCCCATTTTTCACTCCCGATGTAGCCAGAGCCAGACGGATCACGCCAACAAGACGTTCAGCGAACGCTCTGTTTTTTGACGCGGCGACCACCAGCCCATCAGGAGAATCCTGAAGGCGTCGTTCCTCATTTTCCTGGTACTTTTTGCGCTTTGGCATTAGAATTGACCTCGCAATTTACTCACGTTTGTTGCACCTGAAAGCCGTTGCTGTCTCACCAGCGCGGCTTTCGCCTTTTCAGAACAGGCCCGGCTGGGCGTTCCGTTTAACTTTTCGCTTCTCAAAGCGGTCAGCAGGTAACTGCTGCTTCTCCGCCCACAGCTTTGCGTGCCGTAAAACATCATCAAAAATCTTCCCCTTTCTGCTTGCCTGGCTCATGCGCTTGTACATGTCGATAGCCTGGAATGCCCCCCCTGAGCCACTCCCAGAGAGAAACCGAGCTTCAGCAGTTCTTCACGAACATGCTTTTCGATGAATTCGATATGGTTCATGGCTTAATCCCATCCCAGAGCATCAGGTCTAGCCCGTTCAGCCTTAAGCCCAGCATCAGCAAGAATTTCAACAGCGGTTAAGTAATTTCTGGATACCAGCACCGCTCCCGGTGGCGCAGCCTGAATACCCAGAAAGGCCAGCTCTTTCGCCATGGTGCTGAAATGCCCCTCAGCTTTGCGCCTGCTGGCTGTCGACTCGCTGATGCCCATATGCTCGGCGTAAGACTTCTGGCCCACTGATGCAAGCCGGTTGAGCAGGACGCTTTCGATCTCAACCGGATTGATAACTGGCGGGTCTAACTTTCGTGCGATTGCGTTCTCCATGGGTGATAATCCTCATAAAGTGAGTTACGCCACTGGTTTGACTAAATGGCGTGGTTATTTGGATGTGGGAAAATGGATGGAAGATCAGGCCGAAATTCGTATGCCTGAATCTCTCCGTTAACGGCATTAACAAGGTCTGGGACATGAACAGGAGAAATACGCTTCTTCCCGTTCAACCAATCACAGATCGTTGATTGGGCCTTTCCACAGCGTTTAGCTAACTCTTTCTGACTACCGACAAGGGCAATCGCTTTTTCTACTGCGGGGTTCTTCATAATCACCTCAGCTATCATTTTAAAGCGATTATGAATATCACTTTAGCGATTGTCAATCGCCTATGCGATTCTTTGCCAAACAATCGCCTTGGCGATACTATTTAAAGAGGACTTAAAAAGAGGCTTTTATGGGATTCTCAGAACGCTTAGGGCACGCAATGGACGTCGCTGGATACACGCAGGCTAGGCTGGCGAAAGATGTAGGCATGGCTCAGTCCAGCGTAAATAAGTTACTTAAAGGTGCGAACGGCTCACGAAAAACAGTAGAGATCGCATCTGTTCTGGGTGTGCGTCCTGAATGGCTTTCAACGGGGCAAGGTGAGATGTTGGAATCTGGCATTCGCGAAGCAAACACGCTATACCAAATTAAACCAGTTATGAATGAGGTTTACCGCGTGGATGTGCTTGACGTTAAGGCCAGCGCCGGTCCTGGCTCGCTAGTTACCAGTGATTTTATCGAAACCATAAGAGCAATCGAATACACAACTGAACAGGCTCGCGCACTTTTCGGAAACCGCCCCGCAGATAATGTAAAAGTTATCACTGTTAACGGCGACAGCATGGATGGAACCATCTCACCAGGAGATCAAATTTTTGTTGATACTGGCGTGACTTATTTTGATGGTGATGGCGTTTACGTATTTGTGTTCGGAAAAACTCTGCACGTCAAAAGACTTCAGATGCAAAGAGATCGGCTTGCTGTCATCTCAGACAACCCTATCTACGAGAAATGGTATGTTGAGTCAGAAGACGAAGATCAGTTCTACGTAATGGCTAAAGTGTTACTAAGACAATCAATAGAGTACAAGCGCTTCGCATAAACCCGGCTTGCCGGGTTTTTTATTGTCCCTGACCTGATTAAAATCCCCCCAATCCCTTCGCTAATGTCATTTCATCGCACATTTCCCAATCAAATAAATAACCTTATAAATCATAAAATTATCGCTTTAGCTAAATAAATTATCGTTTAGGCGATTGACTCAAATAATCGCTTTAGCTATTGTTAGCTCATCCAAACAACGCATTCAAACGCGAATGCCCGGGTAAAAGTTCTGGCAGCCGGGAAGACGGCAAGGGGATGAGATGAAAACTAACCACGCAGTACCAAACAACGGTCGTGCAGTCGTCATGCGCAACAGTCGCACCGGCGCAGCATGGCAGGTTTCCTACGACTACCGCGACGGCACCTACTGGCACGAACCGCAGGGCAACCTGCGCAACATTCGCCGCCCTTATGCCTCACGCACCATCGAACCAAATCTTGTGCCTGCGGGGACTCACTGATGGGAGCCCTGTACGCATTAGTGCTGACCATCACCATGACGAACGGTGATTACCAGGACGCTGTTGTCGGTATTTTCGACAATCAGCAGCAATGTGAAGCGGCAGCGAGTGAGCAAATGGGCGTCACTAACTGCTATCCAGTCGAAGGCATCATTCACGCTGACGAAACGCCAGCTGGTTATGACGCGAAATTTTGAGGGATAAGGGATGTGCAACTGCATTAATGAGGTCGGTGCTCAGATCGAAGCTCGGCTGAAAGAGAAGGTTCCGGAAGGTGCGGAAGTAAGCGAAAGCACTTTTGATACCGGTTGGGATAATCAGGTTCTTTCTCTTTCCGAAGGCAAACTGCTTGTGATGCTGAAATACAAACTGGCGTACCGGGCCAAAAAGAAAAACGGCGAAATGGCTAAAAACCTGAACCGCCTGGAAACCAACGTAAAAATGAGTTTCTGCCCGTTCTGCGGCGAATCGCAGGGCTGACACCACCAGCATAACCGAATTTAACCGAATGGTCGGCTATTAAAGCGACAGGATTGTTACACCCAAAATTTAAGGATCAGCAATGTTCGACTTAATTAAGCACCTCGTTAAAAACGATATTCAGCACACTGTTTCCGATAACGGGAATATTACCGTCACCCACAATCTGGATCTGGAAGATGTTAGCGGCGTCGACGCCTTGCCGGACAATCTGACCGTGGGCGGCTGGCTCGACCTGAGCGGCACCAGCATCACCGCACTGCCGGACAATCTGACCGTGGGCGGCTGGCTCGACCTGAGCGGCACCAGCATCACCGCGCTGCCGGACAATCTGACCGTGGGCGGCTCGCTCTACCTGAGCGGCACCAGCATCACCGCGCTGCCGGACAATCTGACCGTGGGCGGCTCGCTCTACCTGAGCGGCACCAGCATCACCGCACTGCCGGACAATCTGACCGTGGGCGGCTGGCTCGACCTGAGCGGCACCAGCATCACCGCGCTGCCGGACAATCTGACCGTGGGCGGCTCGCTCTACCTGCGCCCGGAGAAGATCACGAACGTTTCTTACCGTGAAAACTGCGGTTACTCCAGCCGTACCATCTTCGCTATGTGGACCGGAAAAGAGTTTCGGATCGCTGCGGGTTGCTTCTTCGGTTCCATCGAGCAGTTCGAACAGGCAGTAGACGACAAGTATGACGGCAACGCAGCCGAAGCATACAAAAAGGCCGGGCGTGATTGCGTGGCTGAACTGACAGAAAAGCTCAACCCGAAAGACTGAATTGATTCCGGCAGCCTCCACGGTGCCGGGCTTCCAGAACAGGAGAAAAAGCGATGCGATCTGAAAACCAACAGCAAGCCATGAACCTTATCGCACTGCTGTGCCTGATGTACCACTTATCGCCAGCTGACCTTGAGGCCATCGCCCACCAGCTCGCGCATTTCGATGCAGTTTGTGATTACAGAACACAGGGGATTAACAATGCTGCGTGTCATTGATACCGAAACGACTGGGCTGGAAGGCGGCCCGGAAACTGTGGTGGAAATCGCCAGCGTCGATATTGTCGACGGCGTGATCTGCAACCCAATGAGCGACCTCGTTAAGCCAGGCGTGGCGATCGGTTTTGAGGCCATGGCTATTCACCATATCACCGAAGACATGGTGGAAGGCGCGCCGCTGCTCAGTGAAGTAATTGGCCGCTATATGGGTGCCGACGCATACGTCGCCCACAACGCGAAGTTCGATAAAGCCAAGCTTCCCGCAATGAACGCTCCATGGATCTGCACCGCCAAGCTGGCGCGTTCGCTCCTGCCGGAGCACAAGAGCCACAGCAACCAGTATCTGCGTTACAGCCTCGGGCTGAAACCGGAAGTACCTGAAGGGCTGTACGCTCACCGAGCGCTGTATGACTGCTACGTCACCGCCGAATTGCTGCTCTATATGGGCCGCCTGGCGAAATGGACGATGGGCGAGATGCGCGCCATCTCCAATAACCCTTCCCTGCTGCATGCGCTCCGCTTCGGTAAGCATAAAGGCGTCTCGTTCGCAGAGCTGGCAAAAACAGAACCGGGTTACCTGCGCTGGCTCGTTGCCAACAGCGACGACGAAGACGTGCTGTTTACGGCTGAACACTGGCTGAACGGGGGTAAATGATGGGTACTCCAGTGCTGATCCTCGGTGACTCTGGCGCGGGCAAGTCCTACAGCCTGCGCAACTTCAATCCGGACGATGTGATGCTGCTCCAGTGCATCCCCAAAATGCTGCCGTTCAAGTCTGCGGGCTGGAAACTTCACGGCAAGCAGCTGCCAGACGGAAGCAAACAGCGCGGTAACGTTCTGCGCTCGGATAACTGGGAAACGGTGCTGGACACCATCTATCGCATGGTGCAGTCGAAAACGCGCCGCGTCCTGATCATCGACGATTTCCAGGTGGTCATGCAGCACGAAAACATGAACCGCGCGTACCAGACCGGCTATGCCAAGTTCACCGAAATGGCAGATCACATCTGGCGAATCATCATGGCGGCCACCGAGTTGCCGGACGACTTCCGCGTCTATTTCCTGGCTCATACCGAAGAGACCGAGGGAAAGATCCGCATGAAGACCACCGGGAAGATGCTCAACGAAAAGCTGACGCCAGAGGGCTATTTCTCCATCGTGCTGCGCGCCATCAAGAAGGACGGCAAACACGTATTTCTCATCAAAGGCGATGACAACGACACCGCCAAAGCGCCGCCTGACCTTTTCCCTGAGCAGACAGAAATGGATAACGACCTCCACGCCGTAGATGTGGCTATCACCGAATTTATGACCGAATTGTAACTTTGAGGAATTAACGATGAACCAACCAATGACTTTTATGTGGAACAACGAAACGGCTGAGATGGCGAAGAAAGCTGGCGCAACAGGCGGGATCAGCGAAACCGGGGCTTACGAGGGCGAAATCGTTTCTGCGGTGTACACCTTCGGGAAAGATGGCAGCCAGTCCCAGGCGCTCGAACTGAGCCTGGATTCCAACGGGCTTAAGGCTAATTTCCTGCGCATTAATTTCCTCGGTAAAGACGGCCAGCAGACGTTCGGCATGGGGCTGGTATCAGCGCTGATGTGGGTCGCCCAGGTCAAACAGGCGCAACCGCAGCAGGTACAGGGTCAAAATGGCATCGAATGGCACTGCCCGGCATTGGTTGGCAAAAAGGTGGGCCTGTTCCTCCAGAAGGTGCTGTACACCAAAAACGACGGCGGCGACGGCTACAAGTTCGAAGTGCGCCACGTTTTCCAGCCGGGGACACGTAAAACCTACGCCGAACACGCTGAGAATTCCCCTGCAGAAGCGATCGCCGCGCTCGAACTGTCGATGAAGGATAAGGACGAACGTATGCACGGCGGCGCGCAGTTCTCTGGTCCGCGCAATGCTTCGACTGGAGGAAACCCTTATGCAAATCAGACTGGCGGCGCACCACAGTCTCGATTGCAGCAGAACAGCGGTCAGCCACCGGTCGACTTTGACGACGATATCCCATTTGCGCCGATCGGTCTTCCGTTCCCTTCTCACTCTATCTATGCGCTATGACACACGCACAGGACGAAATCAGGGTTGGCGCGGTGCGCCTTCCCTGGCTCAAAGAGAAAAACGGATGGTTGCTGCCGTGGGGTGATGTCGTTACCAACCCACTGAAGGCGCAACGACTGGCTGAAGAACTTAACGAAAAGCAGGTGGCAGCATGAATTACGGATTTGTAAGTGTTTGCGTTGAGCAATTCAATGAAGCGGTTAAGCTGCCACCCGCACACAATCCAGTATCACGAATTTGGCAGCGTCCGTTCCTTAAATGGGCTGGCGGCAAATATTCGCTGCTGCCGGAACTGGATCGCCTGATCCCCGCAAGTAAACGCCTTATTGAGCCTTTTGTGGGTGGCGGCTCGGTATTCCTTAACTCAGACAAGCACGAACGCTTCCTTCTGGCTGACGTCAACGCTGACCTGATTAACCTGTATCAGATGCTGGCGGTGGTCCCCGACTCGGTGATCTATGAGGCAATGAAGGCATTCAGCCATCTGAATGATGCCGAAAACTACACGGTAATTCGTGAAGCTTTCAACGCGCAGCGGCTGGATTCGGTCGAGCGCGCAGCAGCGTTCCTTTACCTCAACCGGCACTGCTTCAACGGGCTGATCCGTTATAACCTGGACGGTTTTTTTAACGTCGGCTTTGGGAAATATAAAGCGCCATATTTCCCGGAAGAAGAGATCAGGGCATTTAAGCGGAAGGCTCACGCATGCGTATTCATGAATGCAGGCTTCAGGCGCACGCTCGCGCTGGCAGGTGATGGTGACGTCGTTTACTGCGATCCGCCTTATGAACCGCTGCCCGGCACCGCTGGTTTCACTAACTACGCGGCTGGTGGGTTCTCATGGGATAGCCAGGTAGAGCTTGCGGAAAGCTGTGTGGCAGCCCACCAGCGAGGTGCAAAAGTGGTGATCAGCAATTCTACCGCTCCGCGCGTAATTGAACTTTACGAACAGCACGGCTTCACGCTGCACCGCGTCAATGCTCGCCGGTCTATATCCAGCAAAGGCAGCACCCGCGAAACAGCGAGTGATGTCGTAGCCACTTTGGGAGTGCAGTGATGATGAAGCTGATTAATCGCAGTAAGCAATCACCTATCGGTCGCCGCGCTTGCGATGTTGCGCTGGCGGCGCACCACGCAAAATATGGCGATTATGGCAGGCAGAAACACCAGACAAATTACACCGTTGAGGTTGATGGTATGAAGGTCACTGTCGAAGTCGTCAACCGGGCAACCAGCTATGTCGCCACAGCAATGATCGGCGTTCGTAAACTTCGAAACCTGCCAGCACAGGCACACTGATTAACAATGACGGCCCCGGCTGGGGGCCACTGGAGAACATCGATGGAAGAAGAAGTATTTACCAGAGATGAGGCCGCCGCCTTCCTAAAAGTGGATAAAGGCACGATTGCCCAGTGGATAAAGTCCGGTCGCCTGGCTGCCACCCGAAAAAATCCACATAAGAAAAAAAGCCCATATCTGATCTGCAAAACAGACTGTATTGCGGCAGTGAAGAACCCGATCCACAATCAACCCGTGAATGCGGTTGATGTGCAGGAGGATAAAGCATGTCAATCAAACAACGTGCCGGTACGTGGCACTGCGACTTCGTTACGCCTGGTGGAAGTCGAATTAGACGGTCTCTTGGGACAACGGACAAAAGGCAAGCGCAGGAGCTCTATGATCAGCTGAAAGCTGAAGCATGGCGAGTTGATAAGATGGGGGAGTTTAAACCGCGAACGTTCGATGAAGCATGCGTTCGCTGGCTTAACGAAAAGCAGCACAAGAAAAGCCTGGACGATGACAAAAGCCGGATCGGATTCTGGAGGATGCACTTCAAAGGAATGGACCTGTCAGCAATCACGGAAGACAGGATCTTGTCGGCGGTGAGTTCGATGGTTAATCGCAAACATCGAATGAACTGGGAGGCTAAACGGGACAGCCTGCTGCGAAGAGGTAAGCCGGTTCCTGAATTTAAGGATAAACCAGCGTCGCTGGCGACGAAGGCGACGCACCTTGCTTTCATCCGGGCGCTGTTACGATGCGCGGCCAACGAATGGCGATGGATAGCCAAAGCGCCGAACATCAAATGCCCGGTGCCGAAAAATAAGCGTATTCGCTGGCTAACCAAAGAGGAAGCGGCGAACCTGATCCGGGAGCTTCCCGAGCATATGAAGCCAGTTGTTATTTTTGCACTGGCGACAGGACTGCGCAGGTCGAACATCACCGATCTGGAGTGGTCACAAATTGATATGCAGAGGAAGGTCGCGTGGATTCACCCCGAGGACGCGAAAGCAGGAAGGGCGATTGGGGTCGCCCTGAACGAATCGGCCTGTAAGGTGCTACGGGAGCAACTGGGGAAACATAACCGGTGGGTCTTTGTTCACACTGAATCATCCGTTCGCCCGGATGGAACGAGAACAAAGGCGGTGCGCAAAATGCGGTCTGATGCTAACACGGCATGGCGCGCGGCGTTAAGGCGGGCGGGAATAGAAAATTTCCGTTTCCATGACCTGCGGCACACCTGGGCAAGCTGGCTTGTACAGTCCGGCGTGCCACTCAGTGCGCTACAGGAAATGGGCGGGTGGGAAAGTATCGAGATGGTGCAGCGTTATGCACATCTGGCACCGAATCACCTGACGCAGCACGCCATGCAAATCGACTCATTCCTGGCGGGGAATGGCACAAATATGGCACAAGGCGCTTTTGCTGGACTGGTGAATATCGCGTGA